GTTAACTCTGGCGGTCCACATGGAGGGTTGGCCCTGTTGGAAATAGTATTTGTCGCGCTGGGAGATCAGCTCAGACTCGGCGAGCTGTTCCATGGCGAGTGCTTTGTCGAGCTGGCCGTCTTCGGTGAGGAGGTCGGAGGTCAGCATGAGCGCGACTGCTTTTGCTATGACGGCGGGCACTGTCGCGGTGAGGTTGCTCGCGGAGTATTCGGTCGGACGGACGCGGTAGTTGACCCAGACGGTGGTTGGTAAATCGGTGTCTTCGGGGAAGCGAATGGCATCTCCGAGGAGCGTAAAGCCAATGGCGCGGGGAGCGGCGTGTGTTGCAGGGTTGTCTCTTAAAACGCCAAAGACCTCGCCCATGGCGGTCTGGCCGCTCTGCTCATAGTCGATGTAATAGCCGTTCGTAGCATCGCCCTGCACGGCGCGGCTTTCGACGCGCATAAGTTCCGGCCAGTCCGCCCATTCCCAGCAGTCGGCGATGCGCTCGTTGGCGGCGGCGACCATCATGGTGCGGGCGCCGGATGGGATGTTGGCGATGTCGCTGCCATCGTTTCCGGCGCGTTGCCATGCGCGAAGGAGGATGCTTTGGAGAGTTACGGTGCGCATTAGCTATTCAGTGCGTTCATGGCCGACTGCACGGCGGCTTCAAATGTGACGCTGGGATTCGGCCAGTCGTTGCGCGGCGCCGGATCGGCGGCGAATAGCGCGAGGATCTGCTGCAAGTAGGCTTCGACGGCGTCCAGCTCGGCGCATGTTTTGCCTGCGGCGGCGAGGGTTTGGCGAAGATAGAGCAGCGTGGGTTGGCGTTCGCCGCCGAGGCCAACGCTGCGGAGGTGTTCTTCGGCGGTGATCGTTGGCAACGGCGCAGGCGTTCCCGCAACCCACTGCCTTTCGACGCGATCATCGAACCAGACAACACTTGGCTCCCATGCGCCGACTTCGGGTTTCGGGATTTTGATGAGAGGAAGAACTTGCGGAGCCTGCCAATCGTCGGGCTTGTGATACGGCTCCAGCGTGTCCATGCGCGGGTTGCCTTCGGCATCGAGGACGATGCTTCGCAGTTCTTTGTCGCCATTCGGCCAGATAAGTCCGTAGGTTTTCATAATTAAGTTCCGTGGCTGATTTCTACGGCATCAATGGATGCGACTACGCGAAAGAGGCGTGTCGCCGTCATGTCGGTGTAGTCGGTAGTGATATTGACCGCGCCGCCTCCGCGAGTCGTGCTGACTTTGAAAGTGTCGGCAGTTGCGTCGATAACCCAATAGGTCGTTGTGGTAGCCGTTAAACCCGCGCCCCCCGTGAGGCTGGAGAAAATAATATCGTCGTTGTTGCTGAATCCGTGCGCCGTTTTGCTCACAACATCCGTGGATGCCGCCGCCGTGCAGCCCGTGACAGGCGCAACCCCGCTAAACTCCACGCGGATTGCATCATTGGTGTCGTTGGCCGAAATGGTCACATCGGCACCACCGATTTGCTCGTCGGTGTCGATGTCCTTAACCGCCCCACGCAGCGCGGTAGTCCCGCCGCGATTGGCGATGGTCGCAGCGCGAATGTAGCGGTTTGCAAATTCGCCACCGCTCGTTGCTGCCATAATATTGATGATACAAGCCAGCGTGCGGCCAGATGGCACGGTCAGTCTCACGGAGCCTCCCGGCCCGTCTCCTAGCAACTCCACGGCGGTTGCCGTGCTAACTTTGTTGCGCAACACAAAGGAAATTTGCTGCGCTCCAAGCCCACCGCCCGCGCCACCAAAAGCAATCATGCCGCTGCGGTCTGCGGTTGCGGAAAGTCCGATGGCTAATGAGTTGCTTCCGCTGGCAGTTGCGCTTGAGCCTGCGACGATTGCAGCGCCCGACCCGCTGGCCGTATTGCTTCCTCCTCCGCCGACAAATGCGCCTTGGCCTGAAGCCGTATTGTTATTTCCACAAAATACGCCAGCGAGGTATGCGTTTGCCACATTACTATTGCCGCCGCACACGGCACTGTCCAAACCCGATGCCGTATTGATGCGCCCGCCGCCGATAAAAGAATTTGCTCCGCTGGCAACTTGGCTTGCCGCCGATCGGTTTGTGCAAAGGTCAATGGCGTTTGTGCCGCGAGCATTGCCGCCTGTGGCCGCATTGTCAGGAACTTGCAGCGTAAACGCGCCCGCGCCTTTCGGGACAATGCTCACGCTGACATCTGTTGTGCCGCCTGTGGCTTGAATGGAAGCGTGGTTGACGGTGTTGTTCGGGCTGGCTGTGGCGTTGTCGGCAATGACGAAGGCGGAGTTTTGGGCCGTCGAACCGCCCGTGCCATCCGCACGAAGGATGGCGTTGTCGGTCGAGCCTGTGGCGCCGCCAATGCCACCCGATGCCGCCGCAAACGTCACCCCGCCCGATCCGTTAGCCGTGAGAACATGGCCGTTGGTCGCGCCTGTGGCGGCGAGGGAAGTTAGTTCGTGGGAATGGTTGCCGAGCGCGACAGTCGTGCTTGTCGCGCCAGTTGGGATGCGGGCTACGTCTAATGTTCCCGAAGTGATGGCCGAGGCGGCATGAGTATGCGAAGCCGCCGCAAAGTCCGTTGTCGCTGCTGCTGCTGCGGTGCCGAGGGTCGGTTTGTTAAGGATCTGCGCGTCACCGCTCGATGCGTTCCAGTCGGCGTTGACGTTTACTTCCGCGCCACTTGCAATGCCGTCCAGTTTTGTTTTGTCCGCGCTGCTCATACTGCCAGCCGCCGAAGTGGTGGCTGCGCTGATGGAAATGGCGGGCGTTGTCCCGCCAGAGGAAACGATAGGTGCTGTGCCTGTGACGGAGGTGACGCCTGCGCCCCCCGTTGCCGACAACTCCCCCGACGACAGCGAAAGGCCCGAGCCGATTTGGATCTCCTCGATGGCTCCTGTGCTGGCCGTTGTCCTTCCGAGGATGCGGGCGGTGGCTTGGGTTAGGCCGCTGGTGGTGATGGCTCCTTGGAGGGCTAGGGTGCCGCTGGCGTTGGGCAGGTCGTAGGTGCGGTTCGCGGTGAGGGAATCTGCCTCGGCGCGGAATGTGCCAGTGATGCCATCGCCAACCTCAGAAATCGCCAGCGATGTGGTGATGGCTGGAAGCAGAAGGCTGCCTGCTCCAGAAAAATCTATCGCTCCAGAGCAATTCAGTTGGTTATCAACGGTCAGAGACTCGAATGATGGCGCGTCTGTGGTGTTTAAGTCTTGGTCAAAAATCTCATCAGCGCCATCGGGGAGGTGACTTGCGGCATGAAGATTCGGGTCGCGGGAGTCGCCCGCGTCGTCCAATGTGATGTTTTTGTTTGGGACGGTAATTACGCGGGTTTGGTTTGCGCCGACTTGGGCGCCGACATCGAACTTGGCTGCTCGGGTCGGGTCGGTGTTGTCAAAGATCAAGAACGCATCGTCCGACATGACATCGTGGAAACTGGTGTCAGTGAGCTTGTAGTCGTTGTCGCGGCTGGAACCGACAGTGGCCGTGCGAATATAGATGCCGCTCTGTTTGTAGGAGCTGAAGGGCCATGTTCCCGAGTTTGTGCGCACCAGCCAGCGGCTATTGAGTGCGGCGGTGCCGTCGAGCGGGAGGTCCGCATAGGTTGCCACTTCGCCTGCGAAGAAGGCTGGGCCGCCGCCGCCTCCACCAGAGCCGGTGAAGTCGAAGTTGCCTGTCAGCGGATTGAACTTAATGGCCATTAGCTGCGGGTCACGGTGGCGATCTTTGCGTCATCGCTGGACGGCGTGCCGCCGACATAGGTGAAGGTGAGCGTGGCGACTGTCTGGCTGCCTTCTTTGTAGACCACCGTGGAAAGATTGTTTGTCGTGGAGACGTAATTCAGCTCAACCGCGTTGTGCTGCGGGATGTTTAGTCCGGCGATGTTTCTGACGGAGACGTTGGGGTGCATACGGTTAAGCGGCGGGTTGGGCGGTCATGCCGAGTTGCTGCTCTTGCTGCAGCTTTTGCAGCGCGGGTTGCGCGCCGGTGCGGCCGATGACGGCGTTTTGCTGTTGCTGGAGTTGGAATTGGAATGCCTGCGCGCGGGCGTCGATCATGCTGCGGAAGATTTCGTCCTGCTGATACCGCTGCTGCACCGCCGGATTGCTCTGGATGATTTGCTGCAAGGTTTGCAGTCTTACCTGCGCGTTTTGTCCGCCTTCTTTAAGCGGGGGTTCGGTGCCTGCGGCGATTTTGGCGAAGGCGCCTTGCTCGTCTTCTTGCTCGGCTGCGGTGGCGGCGCCGATGTCTTGCACCAAGAGGCCGGCGAGATTCGGGTCAACGGCTTGGAACATGTATTTGACCAAACCAGCGCGATCTATAACGCCAAAGCTGTCGAGCGGGACAAGCACCTTGGCCAAGTAGTCGAGCTTTGCGCCAAGCGCTTCGTTGTCGAGGAGGCGCGCGTCAAACTCAGCGGTAATGTCGAAGCGGCCCCGGATGTCTTGGGGCGATGCGTTGAATGCCAACTGGGCATTGCCGGTGATGTCTTC